TGTTCTTCCGACCTCCCATCAGTACGACCGCGAATAGGGTGGGAAAGGTAGGCGGTAATTTTTTTGGGGGATTCTGCGGGGGTGCATTTTATGTTGAAAGGAGGAAAACCTAAAAATGAAGGAAGGGGAAATCCGATTCCAAATTTTTGTTGTCGCAGCATTGCCGCTTCCCGGGGGTCGTGTGGAAGATTTTGTGGGTTTGATTTTTTGTATTTTGGCAGATCATCCAATTCTTCTGGAAGTATTCCCCGGTTTACCATTTCCCTCGTATGTAGAAATGCCGCGAGGTTCCAAAAAGCTGCTACAATATGAGGTTCATCCCGTTGTCCGTCTCGATATTTATTGATATGCCGCAACGCAGAATCTAAAAATTGACTTAAAGGCATCCCTTTTTCCCAATTACGAGCGTCATATTTCAATGCTCCTGCTTCAAAATGTTTTGCTAACAATTCAAGAGCAACTGGAGGAATAAGATCAAATCGCCCCTTTCCCGTTTCCGCATCCCGAACCGCACCAGAATCGAAATTACGTCGAGTTCCACTATCTTTTATGTTTGGTTGATCCATTAGTAAACGTCTCCATTTTCTTGTATTTTTTCATCTTCATATTCTGCTACTACTCGTCTGTAAAATTCTTGTTTTACACATTCAAGTATGCCGACTACTTCATTTAATTCTGTGTATGAAACATTTTGTAAAAAAGCAAGGCTAATTTGAGTTATAATATAATTTAATTCTCCCGCAGATAACGGGTCCATATACATTTTATCTTTAAAGGACTGAATTAACGATTCTAATTTTACCCGCTGCTCATGTTTTATATAAGGCATAATTTACTATTCCCTTCCTTCCGCCATCCAAATAAGTAATTCTTTTTGAGTGTCAAAAACGTAAAAAGTTCCTTCCGAAAAAGATGCCCATTCTCCGTTCGGACGTACAGCACGAATCTCTGTAGGTGACTCTTGCATAATCATATATCGAAATTCTTCACGTGGAACAGAAAATCCAACAAACGGATAATCTTGTCGTAATTGTGCGGGAGATTCTGCGAAAAGTATAGTATTATCTTTTACTCTGAACCTTACTTCTTTCATAGTTTTCTCCTTATTCGAACCTGCAATCTTCATCGGACTTCAACTCACTATTCAGATATTGCCTATTCCGTATGTAGCGTCTCGTTTTCCAATTCCGCCACGAGGCTAATACAATTATACCATATTTTGAGCCATTGTCAAGAGGATAAAAAAATAAAGTTTCTGAAAACGTTAGTTAAATATCTAACAATTTTTTTCATCGTGTCTCATAAATTGTTCTGTTTCCCGCCATTCATAAAAACCTTGAATAGTTCCAACATCTTCAATAATTTTTATAGCTTGGTAAATTCCGAGTTCATGTTTATCTGCAAATCGAGTTACTTCTTGTAGCCATTGCCGATAACGATTTTCAAATCCAGGGTCTTTTAACATTTCATAATCTCCTTATTCATATATTCCACGAATATACTACATATATTCAAAATACTATTTCATAATATACAAGTTATCTTGCGAACAGGGAAAGCAACGTTCAGGGACGTTGGATTTGTCGAGCTATATGTTCTCTTATATCTTCTTCTTTTCTATACTTTACCTTTTCATATCTAAATATAATTTTAATATAAAGAAAGAAAAAGAAGAAAGTAAAAAGTAGTAATAAGCATATATAAAGAACATATAGCTGGACAAATCCAACGACAGGGAACGTTAGTTTACGATTTCGAGGGTAATCGACCGTATCTTTCCTCTGTTTTTCGTAAATCTGCAAGCTCATGGCGGTATTGTTGTCGCTTTGCTTTGTCTGGTCTCCATTCCATGTCGATATTTCGAATATGAAATCGAATCCGGTTGCTTTCCCGGTTTTCTAATTTATCCCGCATCGCGTTTCCATAGGCAATTTTACCCAAGATTTGAATGACCAGGATTTCGAGGGCTTTGTAACTACCTGTCCGAGTATCGAAGGTCGGAGTATATCGGACCTCCCCAAACTGGATCATTTGAGCACGTTCAAAGTGTTTACGTAGTTCTTGAGGGCTTAGTAAGCTCATTATTTTTCCTCCGCTTCCACTTGGTCCACTGTTATTTCATGTCCAAAAAGATCATTATAAATCTTCAACAATGTTTCGGTTGGACAAAGGTTTACATACGCAAATATCTCCTCGACCATCCAAGAAGTTCTGATTTTGTTGTCGGGGGTTTTGTTCATAGATATTACCACATACACAAAATTACTATCATTGTAAGCCACCATATTTTTTTTGGCATAATTTATTCCTCACCGATTCATTGTAAAATATTCATTCCGTTTCCGCATTTGAGTTTCTAATTCTGCTAATGACATACGCTTTACTATATGAGTATGCCAATATAACCCATCATCTTTAGCTTCTCGATTTTCTTGGTTAATTTTGCCACATATACAATCGGCTTCTTCAGCGTCTATATCATTTACAAGAAATTCCGTTCCATCATTTTGACATATAATAATTTCCATTTTATTTCTCCTTATTTTTTTCTTCCGCTTTCTTCGGGGTTACGGGGAAAATAATGGTTGTAACAATTGGGATAGTCTTATAATATGTGGTCATTCTGGTCCACTTTCATCCCAATCTATTTCCACTTGAATAGGAAACCAAGGGATATACAACTCTACAAATTCTTTGTGGCTTAAGTTGTCAATCGTATTTTTCATACGCTCAAACATTTCTGATTCTTTTAAGTTTTTCATACTTCTATCCTTCTTTTGGTTAGTTATTCATCCCAATCTATATCATCAATTGTAATGTTAGTATTGAACCAAGCATTATGCAATTCAACAAATTTTTCCTGCTCCATTTTATTGAGTATTCGCCCCATATCCGCATCCATTTTTGAGGCTTTCATCAATTTCTTTTGATCTGGAACCTCGACAATCTTCCATAATAATACCTCTATTGCTTCTTTATAAGCATCATCCAGGTTAGTAGCTCTGAGAGTCCGTCGATCATTTGGTTCATAATCGTTTACTAATACGAACATAATTACTTTCCTTTCGGTTTAGGTTGTACCATATCAAAATGATGGTAGTCATAGTCTGGAATATGTTTTAACTGTTCTTCACCCGGTTCGACAAAGTATTCTGAATTATTACACGCGGCAAATTGCTGATTCACACAGACAAAATACCCGTCTTTATTCTTTTCAAAATTTTGTATTACATATCCGTCGGTAAGTTTTTGAAATTTTTCCACGATTATTTTTTCTCCTGTTCCAATTCATCGCACATTTGCAATCCAGCCTCAAAAAATTTACGTGCCCGTTTGACGGATAAATCTACTCCATAGCCGGAACTATCCTTAGCTCCAGTACAAATTCTGATACCATCCACTGGACTACGGAAATTTAGTCCCATTTTTCGGATATGAAGTTTTCCCCCAAACCCAAAATTTTCTTTTACTGTAATACTTTTCATAATTTACTTCCTTTCATATTAACCACTGTAATACTATGAATCCAGTTATTCCAATTGCATGTATCAATACGCCAATCATAGGCGCATAACTCTTTTTTATCAGTTTACCGATATTGATAATTGAAAACCATATCGCAATAAACAAAAAGAGAATTTTTAACGTCAACATAATTTTCTCCTCTCCGCTTCCGGTATTGAAATTGGTAATTTATACCCTTCTTTGAGCAAATCAGCAATTACATTTTCTGGATACTTCTTCTGTTCAATTGCTAATTTGTAAACATAATCTCTATCTTCCGCCGTCTGAAAAATTGTGTTTGTTTCCATTTTCGTTTTCTTCCTCCTAATCTACCCCATTAAATGTTATCTTCTGAAGAAATACCCGATTATACATTTCCAATAGGGATTGTTTGCTTCCATGTTCAATTATATTTACTAAATGGTTCACAAGTTCAGTTTTACTTATCATTCTACTATTCCTTTCGATAAACGATTACGTTCTTTAGTAGCTATCAATCCTTTGCTATCTAAGATAGCTATTTGTTCTTTATCTGTACGCCCATTTCGTTTTTGACGACATAATTCTGCGGATTCTCGTCGTCTTTTCTTTTGTTCCCTTCCTCTTTTCATTTTACTTATCCTTTCGGACTATCAAAACTTGCCAACACTTCATCAAATACTTTATTCAATTCGTCTCTGATCCATTCTACATCTGATTTCGTGTATTCATACGTCGGTCCGGTTAAATTCTGAATCAATCCCATATGGTATCGAACCTTGTCTAATCTAGTACGAGCTAACCGGGTAAATTTGTCATTCCTCGATTCTGTTTTCGGTGTTTGCGGTCTCATAATTTTTTCCTTCTGTTAAACTATTTCATAAATATATATTCACCAGCCTTGAGTTTTTTTTCCGTTTCTTTTGTAGATTCTCCTAGAAACTGATTACGATATCTGCTTGTAGTTACCGAACAATTCCAATTTGCCGCTAGTTGAGTAGGACCACTATTGGGAATAAATACAATTACCGTCCGATAACTTTGGAAGTAACAACCCTCGTCGGTACTGATAACAAATTGATTTGCTACTGCACGACCTGATCTGTTACTCGTCATATTTCTTACTTGTACCATGTTATTCTCCTATTCTGTTAGTTTCCTTCAATATCAGCTATTTTCAAAAATTCACAACCATCAAAATAGCAATCTGTAGCAGTAAATAAACCGGCTATTCTGGACTCCAGTATATATAAAACATGTTCTGCGGGAGTTCCACCACGTAAATCTTCCTTAGCTCCCTTGATGATTTCCGCTATAGCCTTAGAGTGTTTTTTTGGTATTCTCATTGTTTTTTCCCATACTATTATACAATATAATTTGTATATTGTCAAATTATTTTATGCAATTCGCATAATGGATAACAGTCGTCCGATAATTCGACATAGCATACTTGATCATTACCCTCGAATTCTAGGTCTGATAATTCTACATCGAAATACTCGGAGATAATTTCGTGGAATTGTTTTTTAGTAGGAAAATAGCTACTAAATTCTCTTTCAGTACCAATATTATATTTTTCTTCTTCTACTTCGATTTCAATTTCACGATTGATGCAACGTCGGTCATTTATATAGAGACCATCTTCGTCAGTCCACACATCGTAAGACCATAAATCCCACACTTGTTTTTGCGTTTTCATAATTATTTTCTCCTATTCTTCTGCACAGTATTCACATAAATACCGCCCATTCACTTCTTTGAATGCCCCATCATAGTATTCCCCACATTTATCACAGCAAGTATGGCAATCGGGACATATGATTGAATTAGCTTGAATTTCCGTTCCACCAGCCCCCCGAAAATCCTCCAGGTAAATATCATCGGGATCAGTTAGCTCATCCCCACACTTATTGCATAAAGCGTACGGCCACTTGGGAAATAGCTCTGCATCGTTAAACTGATCGAACCACTTTACTAATCCAGATACCAAACCGCTATTGATTTCAGTGGCAATGTCTTTTAATCCCTTTTCAGTATCGAGATTGTAAATATAATAATCACAGTCCGCGGCATATTGTGGGTCCGATAAATAAATATCAGCATCTACAGCATTAGTAACTCCATTCCTCCCACTAGAGAATACGTTGTGGAAGTTCCCGTTTACATCATAAGCGAAAAAATTCCATTCCCAAAAACATCCTTCATACCCGCCTCCGCTATACTGTACTAGCACATTTTTCATAATTTTCTCCTTTATTTACCCGTCCACCAAGTCAACACATTATCGGCCACAAACGATATTGCAATTACTAATGATATACTACCGACAATAATCATAATACTCTCCTTGTTATAGGACCATCTCTTTTACTAATTCGTCTGGCATAATGGGGATGTAGTGGCCGGTTTTACAGTTTTGGGCCTGTAGTTCTGTAATTTTTTGACACAATACATTACCATAATAAAACCGTTCATATATCCATATTCTTTTGAATTCGACCATGTCATTCTCTCTTAATTTTTAGCCAACACTCTTTGAAGGTCCGACAATGTTCCATCCGGGCAAAATTCTCGAAACAGTTCTAAGCCTCTGAAGGTTAAAAACCCATTGTTATCAATAATTCCCGATTGATAGGCCCATTGTAGTAAATCCATGTTATTCTCCCCGTTATAGGACTATTCAATTTCAAGTTGAATTACAATTTCTGTTCCGGTAGTAGATTCAAAAGCATCAAGGCAATCCATAACTAAACTTTCAACATCCACACCATTGGTATCTATTCGATTATCATAACAAATATAATCACACAGATACTTTTGTAAATCACTTCTTTCCATAACATTCTCCTTAGTTATAGGACTATCGTTTCTTTTACCAAATTATTTTTATGTCCGCATTCAAAACAGTAATTATAGGACCAGTATTCTATCTGATCTTTTTTCCATCCGTTTTGTTTCATCCAAACCGCTCGATCACGTTTTTGTTTAGAGGCAATTTCACCACTAGAATGATATTTACCATTGACAGATATGCGATGCCAGCGAATTGAATTCGCTGATTTTCTACATTTATTACATTGCATAACATTTTCCTTATCGGACTATCTCTATAATCCCATACTTTTAGCGAACATACTCATTACAAACAAGAATCCGCCGAACATAGTCAATACAGCCAATGCCAATTTAACACTCATATTATTTTCCTTTATAATAGTATGCAATCAACACCAAAACGGCTGTCTGCATAATCCCGAACACTATTGCCAATATAATACTCATTCATTACTTTCGTAACATTTACATTCTTCACCAGATTCTAACACCGTATCACATTCTGGATTAGTACAACAACAACAAGGCCAAATCCGCGTATCTTTCGTTTTTTGTATATCATCCATACTATTATTATATCATATGCAGGATATTTGTCAAGTAAAAAGTGAATATAATTTGTATATTTTGTGTATATTTTATTTCGATAACCGTCACGCTCGCGAACGTCTGATAATACTATGGCGTATTGTAGATACAGCTTGTCGATTATTATCGGACTATAAGAGTATGGTATATGCGGCGAATATATAGAGCATATATCATATAGGTACGTGGCGTGTGACGCAGGAGAAAAGGGAGACGGCGATCAAAACATTATCGGACGTAGCGGAGGCAGATGACGCGGGAATCACATTATCGGACCCGGAGGGGGTACCTTGTCGATAGAGGGTTATGGGACGCCCGGACGCGTAAATCGTCAACTCAAAGGGAACCAAATAATTTTTTGACCATAACCATTTTTTATTTGACTTTCGTGAATTCTGTGGTACACTTGTATTATGGATACACCAAATAATCAGTATCAGCCGACGAATCGAGAGAAGGTGCGGAAACCGAAACGAGGATTATTTTGGTGTTGGGGGTGTGATATGCAGAGAGTGGGGGAATGGGGAAAATGTTCGGTTTGTAGAACGAGGAATAATAGAAAGCGAAGGAAGAAATAGTCAACCCTCAATGGAACCAAATATTTTGTGGCTATTAAAACCCTTTTTGTGATCCATAACGATCTTTGTGGATATTCTGTGATCCACTAATGGAACCAAATATTTTTTTATTGTTTTTACCATTTCGTCCTTGACTTCTACTGGTTTGTATGTTATACTTATGGTAATGGAACCCGATATTTCAAATAGGATTATTTTAGATTTGTGTGGGGGAACTGGAGCGTGGTCTAGGCCATATAAAGAGACGGGATATAAGGTGAAGGTTATTACCTGGCCGCTGTGGGATGTAAGATTGTGGCCGTCGAGAAGGAGTATGGAGGACCGGAAGTCAAAGGAGTTGAAATCGGTCGAAGAATATATTGGAAAGGTGCATGGAATTTTAGCCGCTCCCGTTTGTACGGTTTTTTCTAATGCGGGAGCGAAGTATCCGAGAACAGATGAAGAATTGATAGAAGCATTGTCATTGGTTGATGCTTGTTATCGAATTGCAAATGTATTACAGCCGCATTTTTTCTGTATGGAAAATCCAGTGGGGAAGTTGCGAAAATGGTATGGTCCACCCGCCATGTCTTTTCAACCATGCGATTATGGCGATCCATATACGAAGCGAACGTTGTTGTGGGGGTGGTTTAATCGTCCGATAATGAATCAAGTAGAACCGACAGAAGGTAGTAAGATGTGGAAAAACTATGGAGGAAAAAGTTCATATACAAAACAGCAGCGAAGTATTACTCCTTCCGGTTTTGCAAAAGCATTTTTTGAAGCGAATCAGTAATTTTTTCCTTGACTTCTGCTGAATTTGTGGTATAATTATAGTAATGGAACCAACAATATATTATGTGAAAAGGATTGGCAGCCTTTGGGGGGAATAGCTACTTGTGAACGAGAACGATCAAGTGAACTTCCGTTTTCAACTGCAAGGTATTACGACAGCGAATTTTTACAGGTGATGGTAAAATATGAGGATTAAGAAATGGAACTCAAAAAATACTTTTGGCAATGGTTAGGATTATTTTTGATTGCCGCAGCGTATGGCTTTGGCGTGGGACCATATTTTATAGTGTCATTTATACTGTTGGGAATTGTGGGGATTATAGATGCTTATGTGCTGATTGTTGAGAGATACTCTATTAGCCGCAAAATTCATAAGCAATTTAAATGGCAATGGGATTTTGCTATACTGGGGGGGTTGTTAGCACACGCAACATGGCATTTTTGGGGAAAAGACGTAGTGTGGGGTCAGATGGTATTGTTTATTTGGTTATTTGCAATATGGGGGCATTTTTTTTGGTCAAAGGATTAGACAATGTTTAAAACAAAGTTTAAAGCGGGGTTAATAGCTCAAGTATTTCTAAAAGCAGAACAACAACAGATTCCAAAACCAGATGTGCAGTTAGTGGAAATTTTTGTTGATATGTTAGAAAAAGAAATTCATCGACCACGATTAGCATATGCTACTATGAATCAGTTGATTTGGGAGATACAAAGCCGGATGCAAAAACATAATCTTGCAGATAAAAGGGGGGATGAGTAATGGGACCAGAAAAAAGAACTTCACAATCATATAACCTTTCTCCTCCGCGTCAATTGAGAATAAATATCACAAAACAAATAGGCCGAAATTCTCCTTGTTATTGCGGAAGCGGTCGCAAGTTCAAAAAATGTTGCATGAAGGCGGTGGAGAAATCAGAATATGAATCCCGCTAATCCTGTTTTAACAGAATCAGAAAAAATTCTCAATGGATTAATTATCCTTTGCGTGAACGGGTATCATTGTACGAGGGCAGGGTCGGGTTATATTGTATCCGGGGGTCCGGTGATGAAGGAAGCACATTTAGTTCTTGAAAGTCTTGGATGGTTTTTCGATCAAATTCGCGGAAGATGGGAATTTCCCGTATTTCCTTCAGACCCGCCAGGTGAAAAAAGAAATGCGGGACCGGGGAGTGGAGAACCAGTATGAAAATTGAAGCCTACGTTTGTGACAAGTGCATGGATCAGATCGAAGTTAGTTGTTGTCTCCGTGTTCCCTTTTCCCCGCAATTAACAATATATCGGGGGGTGGGGTTGGCCGGGAGTGAATCAATTCCCGTTACAACACAATATTGCCACAGGATCGAAGATGTAGATAATGTGACTTTATGCCCGGAGTGTGCGGGTTTAACAACAAAGGAATTTGTAGAAACCAATTGGGAAGGAGTTCAGGAATACTTGGCAGGATTATAATGGTTATAGTAATTACTCTGAAAAATATTACTGCTTTATCTGTGATATTTGGGGGAATTTACTTGACTCTTGAACAATCCGTGATATACTTGTAATATGGACAATAAAGGATCGAACGTATGCGATCAAATGAGCCGTCAATGGCTCATCTTAAATCTTTGAAAATTAAGGGTTTATGATAAGCTATTGCAGGAGATTGATATGAAGCTACCAAAAGTATCAAAAACAACGAAAATAGGGATTTTATTTGCTATTCTTATAGGGATAATTTTACCTTCCGCAATTTTTATATATCAAATACGTATGGATATTCCTATTCAGGAAATCACTGTAAAACCGTCAATTTCTGATAGTATTGTAAAGATCGAATCAGAATACGGCCAGGGATCGGGAGTTATAGTTGAACGGTCTGATGAGTATATAACGATTTTAACGGCTGCTCATGTTTTAGCTGATCCGGGTTTTGGGTTGACTTTTACAGTTACAGCGGATAATGGGTGGTCTGCGGAGATTCTAACAGATTCGATCTATGTGGACACCGCTGTTGATTTGGGGGTATGCAGAGTACCTATTGATGAGAGTTTTACTCTCTCCGCTGTCCCTATGGGGCAAGGAATTGATTTTGGGGATGCGGTTACAGTAGTTGGATACGGGTTATTTGGTGAAAAGATAACTACTCGTTGCTACATTGCAGTTCCTCCGACAAAGGGAGAATTGATCCTGGACGGAACTGTTAATCCGGGTAATTCCGGTTGTCCGGTTCTTAACGATAATGATGAAATTGTGGGTATCGTTGTTGCGAAGATAATCGGTGGGGGATTTGAAGGTATAGGAATTACTCATTCCGTGGATATATGTAAGAATGTGCTTGAACGATACAAGATTCTCAGAGGGTTAAAATAATGAGTAAAGTAAAAACGTGGTATCAAAAACTTCGTAATAAACTTCGTCCGATGGATGAAAGAACAAAGAAATTTCATCAAGAATTAGCAGATCAAGCCTTTACTGAAGGCTATACAAGGGGCCACAAAACGGGGGTTGCTGTGGGGTTTGAAGAAGGTAAAATGGCAGGGATCGACATTGGAAATGAATTAGGGTACGAATCAGGATACCAGGACGGGCGAGTGGATATGGCTCAATATATGCAAAAAGAAGCATGAGAGTACATTTAAAATATGAAAATACAAACTCATGTATTTTGTGGACAAAAATATACGATCTGTTTTCACGAAGATTATCACGGATCGTGTGATGTTACTCCGGTAGATAGAAAGCGTTGGGAAATGTTTATTTTGGCAAAACGTCAAAATACCCGATCATATTTAGATACTGTAATACATGAAGCGATTCACGCTTGCGGATTAAAAAATGAAACTAAAGTAACACAAATGGCAAAGGATATTTCTCGGTTCCTTTGGAGAATAGGTTTCCGGTTAAAAAATGTCTCGTCCGAAGAATAATTTTAATTTTCGCTTTGTGATAGACTCAAGAGAGCAAAAACCGTATCATTTTAAAGAGGATGATATACGGAAGAAGTTAGATACCGGGGATTATTCGATTGAAGAATTAGAAGATTGTATTTGTGTCGAACGAAAAGAAATCAATGATTTTATTGCTTCTGTTCTTCCGGGTCGGGGTTGGAAACGGTTTCAAAAAGAACTTAAACGGTTACAGGAGTTTGAATTAGCCTGTATTATTGTAGAGGCCACTTGGTTTGATATTTGTGAAGGGCATTATCGAAGTGAATTACATCCGAATTCTTTAAAGGGGTTTGTGATGCGGGTTTTAGTAGATTATGGAATTCCCATTTATTTTGTATCAAACCGAGCTTATGGAAAAGTATTTGTTGAAAAATGGCTGCAACGAGCAGCTTTAAAATTTCATCCCGTATTAGTAGGAGAAAACGAATGAAGGTCGAACCTTTTGGTGGACGAGTATTATTAAAGAAAGATAAACCGAGAACGAGAACAAAAGGTGGAATTCATCTTCCGTCCGCAGGTAGTCAAGTAGGAGGTATTTCACGGGGTACTATTGTGGAAATTGGAGCCGGTGGACAGAATACCGATGGTGTAACTATTCCGATGCGGGTTAAAGTCGGGGATCGAGTATTGTTTATTCCCGATTTTGGTAACTCTCAGTTGAAAATTGCAGAGGAAGAACATTATATTTTACCAGAAGACGGAATACTTGCTATACTTTCAAATGAAAGTGAAGATGAGTTAGGGGAAGTGTTAGAAGTTGAATCGGTAAAAGTACCGAGGATTTTAAAACATTAAAAGGATAAAAAATGGAAACGTATTTGTCAGATAATAAAGGCCATAGAATTTCAGCCGATCCATATATGGTGCATCCGGTATTAGCAAGCGGTATTAAAGTAACTTTAACAAATGCCGATGCAAATTATACTCAGACATTATTAGCCGGAGCAACTTATAGAATTATATGCCATAAGACTGCTGCTGCTTCCCATGACGTTGTATTTGCAAGTGTTACCGGAACCGCCGTTACTGATGCAAATAAAGAATGGTCTTTTCCGCTTGGTCAAAATGGGCTTATTACTATGCCAAAAGATAAGACTACATTGAATCTTGCTTCGACTTTGGCGGCGGTAGAAGTTTATTTGGTTCAATTGGATATGACAATCTAATGACCTTTACAGAATTAATTCAACAAGTTGCGGAAGAACGAAATGAAAAGGGTTCTCTTGATACAAACCAAGAGAGACTTGTTCGTGATCTGTGGAAATTAGCTATCGGTTGGACAGATAAAATTGTGAAGCCGGGGGAGATTGTACAAACGTACCATCCTCCAGTTAAATGGGCGGCTCAATTGGTGGTGGAGTTAGTGCAAACCGATGGATCGGAAGATCAAGATAAAGCCACGCATGAGTTATTAAAGGATTTGAAGAAACTGGTGGAAGCGAATAAGTTGAATGATGAGTTTTTAGAGTAAATTTTTTTATCTCGAAAATGTAGTTATAGGACGTATGACATTTTTAGCAACACAACCTGTTTTATCTGAACCGTTTCCCGATGTACCAGAAATATGGAAATGTCCGGTTACTGGATTAAAAGTTCCAAAGGCTTTTGATAAGAATTTAGAATACCGGAAAAGAATATTGGAACGAGCAGAAAAAGACAACGGGTTGCAAAAAGAATTATTGTCCGCTTGCACTCTTTCACGCCTTTATTGGTTGAATACTTTTGGATGGACATTCTCTCCGCATTTATTTATTAACGGAGAAAAACGCCCGAATCCTTATCCGCATCAGCCATTTATCTCTTGGGATATTCAGGATTTTGCATTTAATGAACTAGGGGATGCGATTGATAATGGAAAATCTTTGGGAATTGATAAGAGTCGGCAAATGGGAGTATCGTGGTTAATTATTGCGGTACTTTCGCATTTATGGCTCTTTTACCCCGATCAGAAAATTGCAGAATTAAGTCGTATTGAAGATTTTGTAGATATGCCGGGGGAGGATAAATGTTTATTTTGGAAACATGATTATATTCATACCCGCCTTCCGCAATGGATGTGTCCGCCTGCGTGTTTACCGGGCCAAAAGAATCGGGTGAGTATGCGGATTTCAAATGTGTGGAATGGAAGTTTGATTTCTGGAGAAGCGACTACAAAAAATGCTGCAAGGGGTGGAACAAAATCGGTAGTGTTTACCGATGAATTCGGAGCTTGTGAAAATGGGGATGCGATGATTCGGGCTTTAGGAGAAGCGGCTTGTTGCTGGTTAGTAAATAGTACACCGGTAGCCGGGTCCGCTTATTCTCGATTAGTACAATCGGGAAAGATCAAGTTTATTAAAGTTCCTTGGTGGGAACATCCGGGTAAAGGAAAAAATCGATATATTCAATATAATGAAGTTATTCAAAAGTGGGAAATTCGATCTCCTTGGTACGATAAAGAAGAAGAAGAACATGATCGAGCATATATGGCTGAAACACATGACATGGATCATCTGTTAGCCGGTCAAACCTTTTTTGATAACCAAATCTTTGAACAGCATAAACTTAAATTTGGGCGTCCGCCACAAACGACTTATGAGGTAAAATTTAAAGAGGGCATTGCAAACGACCAAATTCCTAAGTTATTGTCAATGCGAACTGCAAATGAAATTGAAGCAACCTCGGATCGAAAAGGAAAATTGAGTCTTTGGTGTAATCTCACCGAAGATCGAAACGAAAAATTTCGACCGGATCAGTCAGTTGAATATACATTTGGTATTGATATTAGTAAAGGACAGGGAGCTAGTAATTCAGTGGTTGCTGTTTATAATTCCGATACAGGGAAAAAAGTAGGAGAGTGGGTTGATTGTAATACTCCCGCTTACCGATTTGCTCGACTTACTGTAGCCCTTGCTCTTTGGTTTGGTGGACGTAATCCACGACAACTTCCTTTAATCATTTGGGATGCAAATGGCGATCCAGGAATTGAATTTCGGGATGTGTTGATTTCAGAATTGCATTATCCTTTTTATTATAAAGATGAAACGTTGGGGCAGGAAACCACGAAGAAAAAGAAAACTCTAGGTTTTCATGCGGATCGAACGAAAAAAGTAGCTTTATTGAGTTATTATCAAAGTTGTATTGCTAACGAAACGATTGAAAATTACAACGTGCTTTCACTTGATGAGACTAAAACTTTTATTAAGTTTAATGATGGAAGTGTTGGTCCGGCTCAATTCGCAGCAGAAAAAGGTGGAGCTAGATTAGCTCACGGGGATCGAACTTCTGCTGATGCTCTTGCTACTTGGGGGATGAAATCGAAATCAAGAAGAAGAACAAATCCTGGTGGACAAGCTCCCGTGAATAGTTGGCAAGGTCGATTTAATCAACACGCTAAAATAAAAAAAGAACGACAAAGCGATTTGACTTCTTATCAATGGAATAGGAGACTGCAAGGTGTCAGATAAGAAAATTAGTCCTGCGGCACTACAAGATGCGATTGAATCTTCTGGAAATAGGCTTCGAGCTTTTCGACAAGCCCGTGCATTATTTGTTAAAGAATATGTCGGACAGTATTATATGAATATCCCGGAATATCAGGGACAGAAACCTTTGAATCTTATTCATTCCGCTCTCCGGGCTATTATTCCGAATATTGTAATGAAGAACCCCCAATTTCATATTTCTACAGAAAATACTGAACTATGGAATCGAGCCGATTCTTTAACTTCAGATGTTAATTCAGCAATTCAACAAATGCACTTTAGCGATACTATCCGGGCTACGATGGTCGATGCCTTTTTTGGTTTTGGGGTATTTCACACAGCATTACATGCAACCGATACATTTTTAACAGTTAATGATATGCGGCTCGATCCAGGGCGTATTATGACTGAACGGATTGATCTCGACGACCTAATTTTTGATCCGACGTCGACTCGTTTTCTTTTTACGGACGGAGCATTTTTAGGACACTTCACCCGCGTACCCCGACAACGACTATTAGATAAAGACGGATATGAACATGATATTTTGAAACAAATTCCAAATGCTTCTGAGCAACGGATGAAACAGAATTTAGTTTCAGATATATCAAAAGTTCGACAGCATGGGTGGGAATTTTCGGAACTTCGGGATTTGATTGATGTCGCTTGTTTGTACTTTCCGAAACAACAAGCGGTTATGTTGCTTCCCGACCCGAAAGCCGTTCGATCTGATAAACCTATTTTTATGACAGATTATCATGGACCGGATGGTGGGCCATACGATTTCTTAACATTTAGCCAACCCGTTCCGAATAACCCGTTTCCCGTTGCTCCGGTTAGTCTTTGGTATGACATGCACAATTGCGCAAATGATATATTTCGTAAGGCGATGTCTCAGGCATTACGGCAAAAAGATGGAATGGTTTATAACCCGCTTCATGCGGATACAGCACAGGATGTTGTAGATTCTAAAGATGGGTTTACGGTAGCCGGTGATCCGTCGGGTCTTAAAGAATTTTCTATCGGAGGCCAAAATCCCAAAAATATGGAATTTACCGGGGCTTGTCAAACCTGGTTTAATTATTTAGCCGGAAATCCTGAAATGTTAGCGGGGTTACAAACCCAACAAGAAACTGCTACAGCAGCCCAAATTCAATCTGGTCAAGCGAATATTTCAATTCAAGATTCTACTTTTCTAACTGAACAAAGCGTTGAAAGTATTGGTTATAAAATTGCATGGCATCTTATTGATGATCCGCTTAATATTGAATATTCTAAAACCGATTGGTTAGAATTTATGTTTGAATTGGTGGCTCGATCAATGATTAAACTTGATCCGCAAATTCGAGCAAGACGAATTCAAGAATTTTTTGCAAATGTAATTCCACAAATTGCTAATGCAACTATGATGTTTACACAGATGGGAATTCCATTTAATGTTCAAGAAGCAATGATTTCTGTAGCAGAATCTTTAGGAATCGAAAATGAAATTGCCCGGATTTTGAATGATCCGTATATTACACAGAAAATGCAAAATGCAATGGCGATGGGACCAGCAAAAGCTAGTAAGGCTACAGGAACAACGAATATGTCGGGTGGCGGGGTAGCGGCTCCCGGAGCCTCTAGTCCCATGACCGTTCCTACCGCCCCCCAAGAACAAAACCAAATAGCTCAACAGGCATCGGGGCAAGTTGGATTCGGAGGATAATATGCCGATTTATTCTTTTAAATGTAAAACTTGTGGACGAACATTGGATAGTTATCGGACTATGGCGGATTCTGATAAAGAGTGTACTTGTGAATGTGGGGCACTTATGATCCGCGATTTTCAAAACGGAAAACCCCATGTTACTCCCGAACGATATTCTCATGCGATTGTGAGTGATGCCCTGGGAATTCACCCCGATCAAACAGCGGAACATCAAGCGGTTTATCCAAATATCCCGGTTACTCCAACCGGACAATTAGTTTTTGAAAGTTACAAAGAACACGAGAACTATTTAAAAGAAAATGGGTTTCAATTTAAACCCCGTAAAAGAAAAATAAGGGGAACAGTTACTAAAGTTTCTGAAATGTCAACCCCGCGTTAAAAGGAGAAAATTATGCCAGAAGAAGTGCAACAAACTGAAACAGTACAAGAAGGAGTTGAAGGAGAAACTCTCGGAACTCCCTCGGATACTGTTGTTGATGAACAAAAGGTTACAGATGCGTTGAAATCGAAGGTTCCTGGATTTTTTAATACCGAGGTAGAAGCTCTTATTGAAGGATCGGAAGTTGATGAATCAAACGGAGAATCTACCCCTGCCGAAGAATCGGGCCAAGTCGAATCACAAACTGTAACAGAAAATACTAACCAAGCAAAAGAAACAGAAACGAAACCGGAAGAAGGTGAAAAAGAAACCAAAAATAAAACCGAAATACCAGAAGCTCATGCACGGGCATTAGAGCATGTTGGATGGAAACCAGAGGATATTCAAAAGCTACATGAAGCTGATCCAACTTTGTTACAAGATACGGCAAAACGAGCTTATGATGCCGATCAACGATCTAATCAATTGTATCGACAAGCTGGACAGAATTTGTTGGGGGGTACAACAGATACTTCACAACAGGAAACTACATCTGAACAGAAAGTTGTCGATGTTGCAAAACTTCGAGAACAATATACCGATGCAGACGGAGAAGTTTCTGATACTGTTAAGCCGCTTCTTGATGCGGTGGAAGCAATGTCACAACAGGTTCAACAGTTATCTACCGGACAACAGCAAATTGTTCAACAGGTAACAGCAAAGCAACAAGCAGAGCAAGAACAAACGACTAAGGAACTTCGGCAGGAATTAGATCAATTTTTGGGGGGGGTGCAATCTACAGGATATAAAGAATTTTATGGTGATTCTTGGGATTCTGCTGCCCCCACACAGATACAAAATCGGATAACTCTATCTCGTGAAGCTGGAATTGTTAGTGCTGGTATGTACGCCTATGGAGACGATATAACTTATCCAGAAGCTCTTAGTCGTGCTCATTCTCTTTTGGTAGCTCCTTTGGTTGAAAGAAAAATAATTGATGGTATAAAAGGAACTTTACAAAAACGAAGTAACAATTTAGTTTTGGATGTTGCATCTACGCAGCAGAGCCAGTCTGATAAAGCGGGTAAAAAATCATCCCCGACAGGAAGCCCGGCTAAAGTTGCGGAAGTAATGCGAAAAATAGGTTTGACATAACATAAAGATAAGTGAGGTTAAATTATGGCTGGACTAGCCCCTGCAGATATGAGATTATTGATTCAAACGACTAAGGAAAATTTACCGAAACAGAATTTTGAAGTCGGTTGGGATCATTTGGATTATGAATTTTGTCGTATTTATCAAAATGAGCGAATGGTAGTTGACGGTGGAGAAAGTATTACTCGTTATGTGATGCTTGATCCCGGTGGGAACGCTCGGTATCGTTTGCCGTTCGATCAGGATTCTCCGACTATTAATACGACAATGTTAAAGATTAACGTTCCTTGGTGTCGAGTAGGAACGCATTATTCCTGGGATATTACGGAAATTCTTCAGAATCGCGGAAATCCACACGGGATAATTGATTTAGTAAAGGCTCGTCGAACTGACGAATTATGGGGTTTGGCGAATTTGATTGAACAACGTGGTTGGAAAACTCCTGCAACTTCTACGAGTACGTTACATCCTTACGGAGTTCCATATTATTTGAATTGTTTAGATGCGGATTCTGTTACAGGTGGATTTAACGGACAGACAATTCGATTCCAGGATGCAACTTGGAGTTATACTTGTGCAGGAATCAATGCAAACACGAGTACAAAATGGAAGAACTATGCCGACGTTTATACCGACATTGATAATGCCTTTTTAGATACAATGCGAAAGGCATTTGTAAAAACGGGCTTTAAGGTTCCTCCGTTTGTGAAAGACCCGTCTGATAAACGAGTTGCCCCGAAGCGTGGATATGCTGATGCTGATACCATTGTGAAAATGATGAGTTTACAGGATGCTCGTGACGATAATCATACTCCTGTTGATTTATTTGGTAAGGTAATGGTTCCGATCCGGGTAAGTGAGGATGGGGTGGTGTATATTAACCGTATTCCATTTATTCCGATTACTGAACTTGATGGTGTAACTGATCCGATAACGGATGATGCTTATGCTCCAGTTTATGTAGTTGATTTCTCTAAGTTTGTTCCCGTAGTCCTTCGTGACTATTGGATGGAAGAAACCGAACCGATGACACAGGCAAGTTCTCATACGACATATACTCTTTATCTCGATGGTGCTCATCAGAACTTGGTGACGAATCGTAGAAAAGCTGGTTTCGTTATACATAAAGCGATTACCACTTAATCGTATTTGTTTGTAGTATATAAATAAAATAAACAAAAATCAAAATAACAGGAGTTAAATAATGCAAGTTTCGCAAGGAAATGAAAGCCTCGTTCAAGTTAAAGAGGTTATGTTTACCCCCGCTGTGACGACCGATGTGTTGAAAGCGGGGTATGGCGTATGTTATAATTACGATGCCGTTGATGATTGGGATGGGTTTACGACTACTGAAAATCAGTTTTCCAAAGCGGCTGTTACTTATATAGAAGGAGCACAGGATTTTAATGCTAGATTCCTGGAAGTAGAAAAACCTGCTGCTTCTAATCTTCATAGTTTTGCCGGTATCGTTCACCCCGATTCAGATGGAGCGGTTCTTGGTGACATTATCAAGATTTTTGTGCCGGTAAATGGTGTGGTTCCGGTTTATACTGAATTGGATTGTGTAAACGGCCAAACGTTATTTGCCCTTATTAGTGCTTCCTATGTTCTCGGTAATCCCGTTTATGGTGGAAGTGCTGCTCCCTTCCGTGTAATTGGTGTTGCGGCTGAAACGATTGATCGTCATACTATTAACGGTTTGTGTTGGGCACGAATTGGCCCGGAATACGGTTGTGAATTTACTGGTTGTGGTGTTACCGCTAACAATTTGCAAGTTGGTAGTGATGCTGCGGCGGGTGATCTTATAGCAAAATTCCTCAGTGTAGAAACGATTCAAACTGGTGGAAGTTTTAGTGCTTATCGTATTCGTGGTGAAATCGCCGGTGCTGGTGCAAACGGTAATCTTGGAGCCGGTGCAAGAATTGAAGGTGTCGTTAATAGTACCACCGTAGGTAGCACTTGTGCTGCTTCGATTCACTTGGTATTTAAGACTGGGGCAACAAACAGCGGGGGGTTGTTTGATGGTCTTTATTGTAAAGTTGAGAACCAAGATGCTACGCCTGCGGCTCTTACGGGTGCAACGGTTCAGGTTCTACGCTTGGTTACACAGTTAGATGAAGACCCCGGTGAACATTCAATGATTCGATTTGAAGCTGAAGGTTCTGATACACCGGATTATTTGTTTACAGCAAAGTCTATGGCGGCTATTGCTGGTACGGTATCTACTGGTGATGCCCCGGCCCCGGCTGCGGGCGATATAATGTGTACCGTCAAAATTGATGGCGGTGCTGGTGCTGGTACTTATTACCTCTGTTTGCTTGCAGATAGTGGAGTGTAAATTATAGTTTTTAGGTCCGCCTACGCTTCTTTTAATGCGGGAGCGTAGGTGGGACCATTTTTATTTTCCCGCATTAAATAGGAGATTATTATGGATTTGGTATTGAATTTAAAACATTGGGAAGTGGAGGTTCCAGAAGTTGTTAAAGAACTTGATCCCACTACACAGAAAGAAGTAAATGTATTTTCTGGAAAGACGATCCAAGAGGATTATCCGATCCGAGAGAATCTACAAGCAATGCTTCGTTCTCCTGGTGTTTTCTCAGAAGTGAATGACGTAGCGGAAGCGGTAGTCCTTGCTCGTTTGATTAAAGATGAAACGGATGATGAGATACTATTAGATCGACCGCAGGTGATTCTTCTAAAAAAATGCCTCGATACTCATTTAAAAGCTGCTGCTGAACAGCGAGGTAATTTTGGTGGACTTAACCATGAACCGCTTATTATACGAGTCGCGGAATTGGCGAAAGAAGCAAAGGTATAATAATGCCAGTTGGATCGAAGGTACATGATATTTATAAAGCCCTTCGGAAAAAAGGTATGAGCAAAGAACGAGCAGCAAAAATTTCTCAAGCTGTATCGGGACAGGCTCTTGCAACTGGACGATCCCCTAAACATAAAAGGAATAAATAATGGCGGCTCCGACTTCTGCAATGACAACTGCTGATTTAGTATTAGTAGTTGCGAAATTATTAGGTATAGCGTGGTATGGTCTTGATGGTCAAAATTCTGCATTAGTACCCATACAACGAGTTCATCTTGAAGATTGTTTGGGAATTGTAAACGACGGAATTCGTCGGTTTATCCAATATGGTCCGAAAGAAGGATGGCGATGGCGAAAACGAAAAACAACCGTCACCTTTAATACCACCGGAGCCGGTGCAATTCGTCAAGCATGCCGTGCTGAAGCAGCGGCTCAATATGAAGATATTCCGCGTACTTATTTAGATGAATTTTTTAATCTTGTACTTCCACAAGCTCATGTGTTAGATGGGCAAGCGGCTCCTCGTTCTGTAGGATCATTGAATGATGTGATTCCGTTTTTCTGGACTCGACGAGCCAGTGATACACTTGTTAATAATGAATAATCTTAAAGGAGATTAAATAATGCTTAGAGCGAGTAATTTAAAAGTATCTACAGCCTTGATTGTAAATGGGTGTGGATTTAAAAAGTTTATTGACCTGTTTAATTTATGCCGGGATACAAACGGTGCTACACTTACTAATGGGACAACTCCGCCTATTGCGGCCCTTGAATCGAACCTTTTAGGGATTGTTCCTGCAAGTCAATCTACTTTTGTTTGTAAAATAATCCTTGAAGTTCCCCGTGATTACGACCAAACGAATGACCGTTTACGTTTGCGATTTTTAGCCAATTCCGCCGGAAATACAAATACCCCGACTCTTGATGCTACAATTTATCGAAAACGAGCCGGTGTTGCAATTTCAAGTGATCTCGATCCAACCATATCCCCCGCAGTAAATGATCTTACTACGCTTGCCGGATGGGTTGAAATTAATGCAGACGGTAAAGGTTGTCAACCCGGCGACATTCTTACAATTGAAATTACTGCTTCTGCTCATGGAACTGATGCTCTTAATATTTACGGGGTCGAAGCAGTTTATGACAGTGATTTAGTTTACAACGTAAAAACGGAACGCTAATGGCAAATACTTCATTTGTACCTCCGATAAATGGGCTGCATAAAGGGGGTCCGGTATCGGCACAGCCGCAATATACCTCCCCCGATTTGCTGAATGTACGGGTATATGATGTAATCGAAAATCGTGCTCGTATGGGACAACGTCCAGGTTTAAAAAAATGGGGGGATGGAGATA